CCAAGAAAGCGCTCAAATTGGCTTGACGGTCAACGCCTTCATCATCCGGCATGCCGCCGTCAGCATAACCCACACGCCCGCCGTATTCGCGCACAATGGCGTGGCTGTGGACGGGGTGTTCACGGCCCCGGACAAGGATCGACCCTACCTGCGGCCCCAGTTCGACGTTGCCACGGGTGGTGGGGCGCAGGCGAGGCTCAGACGGCGCGTCAGCGTAGCGGCTAAGCTCAACGCCTTTGGGGAAGTGCGCGTCCATCACATAGTGGTGGTTACCACGATGCTCGACGGAGACAATGGTGCTGGTGTTCTCATGCCCCTCAGGGGCATCCAGCCAGCGCCAGCCAGCCTTCTGCTTGAACAGGTTGGTCTTGACCAGCGCGCTACCCTTGCCGGGGGTGCCGGTCTCATCAACTTCATCGCGCGATGCATGGAAATACGGCTTACCGCCTTCACCAATCCCAATAGAAGCCTGCGCGGCCCGGTGGCCGGTGACGTCTGCCTTGTCGGGCATGGAGAGGTACGCGCCACCCGGCATGTCTTCATCAAACATGCGCTGTGGCTTGGGAAAGACCGACATGGGGTTGCTGACGACATGATCGCCCACGTCACCACCCGCAGCAAACTGCTGAAGCTGGGGCTGGGGCTGAAGCTGCGGCTCAGGCATCAGCATGTCGGGCGCTGGCTGACCAATGTCAGGCAAAGGCACACGCGCAAAGTGGGGATCAATCATGGCCGCAATGTTCCTTGCGGTCATGATCGCCTTGCGGATGGCCTTTGGATCCCTCATTCCTGCTCACCCTCACTGAACTTGCGCTCTGACGGCTTCGACAGAGGCTCAACAGCTTTAGCCTGCTCTGGATGCATCACAAGATCACGGGCAAGCTGCAACATGGAAACGCGCTCACGGCTCTGACGATCCAGATCGCGATTCTGGTCTTCTACCATGCGCTCTTGGTGACGAACACCAATTTCGCTGCGCTTGGTTTGGGCATTGATCAGATCCGCCTGCGCGGCATTCAGTGCTGCCTGACCCATCTCAGGGCCTTCTTGCTTAGGCGCAAAGGAACCAGAGTTGATCTTTGCCTTCGTTTCCTCCACCCGCGCCTGCGCTTCCATCATGCGCGCTTGAGAGTTCATCTCGTCGTTCTTGATTTTTGCCTCGGCCTGCAACAGTTCCGGCGGCGGCTTTGACTGAGCGCCAGCAGGTGCCATGAACTGCGACGGGTTAGACCAGCCAATGGCCTGCAACGCGGCAATATCAATTGCGATTGGGTCATACATTGACGGGTTGGCCTGCTGAAGCTGCTTCAGCGCCGTGATCTTCATGATGCGCTGGCCATGCGACGCCGTGTTAGGATCAGCTTGAGGCGTTAAGTCAAAGTCATCAAGCGCCTTGAGGAACATCTTTTGGTCCCACTCCATGGTGGGCTTGAAATTGCGCTGCCAGAAGCTCTCCGGGTTTTCACGGAAACATTCACACAGCAAGCGAAACTCTTCTGCTTGTGCCGCGTGAAGGCGCTTGTGAACGGCGTTCAGGACTTTAGTGGCCTGCTCAATCATGGCAATGGTTGTGCCCACAGGGGCGTCAGCGCGGCCCTCGCCAACCTGCATCTCAGACGTGCCGCCAATACGCGCGCCGGTCTGGGCCATGTCGCCTACAAGCTGCATCAGCGCCTGAGACGGCGGCTGGTACGGCAGCGGCATGACAGCCTGCGAAATCGGCATGCCGCCGGTCTTGATCAGCGCACCACCACCGGGCGGAACGCGAAAGATGTTGGTGTTCTGCCTTGCACCCGTGTCAGCCATTAGGAAGCCGGGGAAGTTGGAATACATGCCGGCATCCAGCAACTCACGCCATGCAGCCGTGATAGCGTTGGTGGTGTTGCCCAGAATGTGCAGGAGGCCAATGTCGTAGAAACCAAAGCCGGGTACAAACGTGTATTTAACAAAGTTGCGTTTAGCCACCGGCAGTTCTTCGGTGTCCTCACTGTAGTTGCGCACAATAGACAGGATCTCCTTTGAGGAGACGTCAACGGTTACGCGGTACGGAATTTCAAGGCCAGACACCTTGCTCTTGTGCTTATGCTCAAAGCCTTTGATGTCCAGTTCGCAGTAGCATTCATAAATTTCGTGGTCGCGGTCCACGGGATTGGTGGACTCAGACGAAAGACCCTGCTGGTCGCGCTCTTCACGCTGCAAAGGGTCAAGGCGGCGCATACTGGGCGTACCCAGATTAACGTCACGATAGACGCCAAGGATCTGCATGCGCTTCACAATCGACGGGCGCATCATAATCCGGTGGGTGATACGGCGCGCGTTGGACAGGTCGGTCGCGTCGTTGCTAACAATCAGGTCATCAGCGTCCACGGTCTCCGAAACAGGCCGATTGCGCAGGGGGCAGTAGTAAACTTTCTTAAACGCCGTACCGCCAAAGCCAAGCATAAGCAGCATGCGGTCGGTGTCTGGATAATATTCCGTCGCCGTAGACGTCAGATAGTGATTAAGGTCGCGCTCAAGCGCGTTTGCCATCTGATCCTCTTCCAACGTTGCATTGTTGTTGTCGTTGCGGATCTTAACAGGCCCATCTGTCGGCAAAAGCTCAGAACGGGAGTTAGCCTGAAAGCGCAGCACAGCTTCCAACAGCAATGGATGCCTAACGCGCGACATACCCTCCACTGGAGCGCCGTCAGTGGCCCCTGTAATAGCCGGAATTTCAATCTTCAGGCCAAGAAGCTTAACACCTTGGGCGCGCGTCTCAATCCAGTCCTTGCGCGACATCAAATCATCGTCAATCCCACGAAAAAGATCGCCGGAAATGCGACTAAGCTCACTTTCGTCAATCTTATCAACCAGATTGCCAAACCAATCGTCATCATCCCCGCCTTCAGACCCTTCAAGGGGGTTTCCGTCCAAGGAAATGGTGATTGAACCGTCGTCATGCTCAATAGAAATGACATTCCCGTCCTGATCAACCTCCGGAACGTCGCCACCGTCGTCTGCAAAGTCAATTTGCACAGGAGAAGCGTCAATCGCACCCGGCTCTTCAGGCGCAGGCTGACGAATGTTCATTGGAGCGAGGCCCGGTCGCGTTGCCATCAGTCTTCCTTTGTTTCCGCGCCCCTAAGGCACTCCATCTCGTCGCAAAAGAGACGCAAACCCTCTTTAGCCGCAGAATTATCATCTTGGGCGGTCAATGTATAGGTCCGCTCATGGTCAAACGGCGCTTCACCCCAAACCTTTACCTCAAACTGCCTGAGACCCAGATCATCAACCATGCAAGAAGCGTTGACGCGACCGGTATACCTCATAAATCCTCCATTATGCCGGGTACAAAGGCTCACTTTGCTTACCGGGATAAACCTTCATCCGTTCAATGTCTTCAATACGTTCCTGAGACCGCGTCAGAAGCCCAATATCACGCAAATGGCGTATGCTCATAGACACAGTATCAACCAAATCGTCGTGCTTACCTTTGGGAAACTGCCCAACTTGCGTGATCAACTCTTCAGCCCAGACCTTGTCAGGCGCGTACACCATGCCGTCAGCAAAAAGATGCTGCACAGAGTATAAACGCGACAGCTTATCCTGACTTTTAGGGTCGCAAAGCTGTACGGCAAAGCCCTCGGTGCCATAAAGACGCCGCAATTCTTGCGAAACTGAAATTCCTGCGGCCTTATTCTCGACTAAAAGCTTGTCTACTTTCAATGACTTACAGGTCTTGGCAACCTTATCCACCAGATCGTGGAATTCAAGGCGCTCCTGCCATGCATGCATCAGCATCAGGCGCGGGGCAGTCTCTGCATAGCCTCGGTCAAAATACATTGGCCGCCCGTCCTTGTCCAAAATCCGGTTGGCAATAGCCGTGGAGTCAGTGGTAAACACACCCCAAATAGAAATGGCGGAATAGTCGTTATTGGTCTTGGTTGTGTAGGCCGTATCCAAGGACGCAATGATATAATCCATAGGCGGGTAGCTGACTTCCTCCCACAGCTTCCACCAATCGCGCTTAATAATACCACCACCCGCCGGCTCAGGGCGCTGCTGAAGCTGCCCAGCAGCCATAAACGGACCAAGGGCGCGCTCCAGATTGAACACCTCCTTCGTGCCAAAACGATCCGGCCACAGCAACTCGCCCTCTTCTGTGCGCGGATCTTTCCAGCCAATGCTAGTCGAAAAAGACCGGTCAGCCTCGTACTTCATGGGCAAGCACAAGTGCGTCCAGTCGCCAATCTCCTTCTCAAGAACGTGCCCGGTCAGATCATTCTCAGCCAGCCGCTGCTGGATAATCACATACGCGCCCGTCTTCTGGTCATTCAAACGGGTGGACATAGTCCCATCCCACCACTCAATCGTGCTTTCAGTGTTAGCTTGCGAAAACGCCTCCGACGCGCTGTTAGGGTCATCAATCACAATGATCGAACCACCCTCCCCGGTCACCGCAGCGCCAACCGACGTGATCAAACGCTCACCGCCATGGTCATTGGAAAAACGCGACTTAGTGTTCTGATCAGAGTTCAGCTTAAACCGCTCACCCCACATGCTTTGATACCACGGCGACTCAATCAAACGCCGGCATTTAACACTATCACGCAGCACAAGCTGATTAGCATAAGAAGCCATCAGAAACTGCACACCGGGCCCAGACGTTGCAGACAAACTCTGTTGCGCCCACGTCCAAGCAGGAAACGCCACAGACGTAATGGTACTCTTACCCATGCGCGGCGGGATATTAATAATCAGCCGCTTAATGTCTCCATCAACTACCGCCTGCAAATGCTCGGCCACAGCTTCAATAGGCCAGCCGTCCTTCCATGTGCTGGCATCAATATACCTCCACGCATTCGTCAAAAAATAATATAGGCTTTCTTCACAGTCAGTCCGGTCTAACTCCATCAACTGGCGCTTGATGTCTATCTTTGAAATATCAAACTTCATCTTAACAAAGTCATCTTCTTCATTCATCTGGGACTTCCTCATAGTCACCTTCAATGGCACCATCTTGCGCTGCCTGCACAGAGGGCGCGGCCAACCTCAAGGCAGAATTCAAAATGTCCCTAAGAGCCTCACGCTGATCAGCGTCAAGCAACCTTGGATCAATGGTCTGCGTTTTCTGACTAATCTCAAGAGGCTTGCCGTCAGCGCCCGTCATCTCAACGCGCTTCACATCCCGGAAGCTGTCACCGCCCAGCCGGCTCAGCAAATACATCCCCGCCTGAACCGTACCTTTGTGATTTGGATCGCGGGCAATGTTATACAAATTAGTCTTCACGTCATCCATGACAACGCTCAGGCCAATGTCCAACTCCTCACGGTAATGATTGGTCAAAGTAGTAACGTTGATCCCCATTACCTTGGCAAGGTTCTCACGGTTTATCCCAAGGCCAATAGCGTGAAGCACACCCTTGCGGCTCTTCTCCGTTGGGATATGTTCGTGAGAGGCCTTTTTCCTTGCCCCCTTATCCGGCAGCAACGCGCGGATCGGTGACACAGTATAGCGCTTGTCAACGCCGCTATCATCATGGCCGTCAACGTCGGTGGGCTCACCGTCTTGAACAATAAGGTTTTTGGAATTGCGGGCCATTGATACGCTCACCTAATTGAATATGAGCTTATTTAATACGGATCAGGCCCTTGAGCAAGGATCGCAATTTTTCTGGGTACACCCCCACCCTTTTTTATTTTGCAAGGGGGTACCCCCTTTTTGAGGGCAGGAACTTCTCTTCCAAAAAAAGCAGCCGGCTAGCTTTTGGGGTCAAGCTAACCGGCTGCCCGCAACCACGAAAGGAGCAAACTATCGTGTCTGAGTTGTGTACAGCGGCGTTCGATAGTGTGCAAGATGGTTTTTGATATCGTGTGATATCGTGAGATATCGTGTGAGGGCGTGTGAGGGCGCTTTTGGTGGTGTGCGTGTGGCTCCCCAAAAAAAAGAAGCCCGGCCATGGTACCTTGTCAACAGGAAAAAGGGGGTACCCCCCTTAATTATTTGCAATAAACTTCTCAGGCACACAAAAGAAAACCCGCTCGAAAGCGGGCTTGCTTATTTGGCAATGGGTTGTGGGCGGCGCGCTGGCCGCCCACGGGCGCGCGGGCGTTAGTGCATCGCGCCTTGCTGCACCCAAGCGGTGTAGCTCTGCTGCTGGCGGGCGCTGCGCTGCGCGCCGTCGTTGTACTCTTCGACGGTGAGCGCTGTCACGTCGGTGTCGGCATGCTCGAAGCGGTGCTTGTCGCAGTCGGCCAGCACGGCCTGAGCCCATGTGCCGTAGGTTGCGACGATGGCGATGGCAATGCCGTGGCTGCGGGCGATTACGTTGTACATGTCGTTTGCTCCTTGTGGTTGGAGCCCCATTGTTAGGGCGGGCTGCCCTATCGGTCAACAGCAAAATGATCTGCGGCTGAGAATATTTTTTCTCTTTCTATGTTGATTATAGCTTGACCAACAGGGCGAGCTGCCCTAATGATGGGGCTCCAACCAAGGAGCAGACGACATGTTCACCCACGACAACACCGATTACGTTTACACCACCGGCGAATTGGAAACGCTGAACGAGGCTTTGGCTGCTCGCATTGCAGATGGTCAGCGCCTTAAGAGCGCCGCAGATGCCATCAATAATTTGTGGTTCGACGGCGCAACCGTCGCTGACCTGATCTAAGGAGCAAGCAAATGACCAAGGCCAACCGCGCTGCCAT